AAGGCGTGGCAGACTGCAGGGTCAAGCCAGCCACAGTCGAATACGCCACCGCAGTAAAGATGTCATTTGCCGCAGCACCAGTAGCCAGAACAACCGTAGTGCCGTTTGTAGCCGTAAAATCAGCCGAAGCCAACAAAGCACCGTTCAAGTAAACACTAAGCTGGCCTACCGTGTAAGTGACATTAAATGTGGTCTGAGATGCAGTAGCGGTAACCTGAGTCACCGTGACAGATGTACCACCGCCGCCACCGCCACCTGCGGTTTGAAACGTCGGTAACGCCCCCGCACCGTTTGATGTTAAAACTTGTCCCGATGTACCTACGGATGCAATTGACTGAAACTGCCCCGTTGAGGTCGTACCACCACACAACACGGCATATGCCGTTGCGCTTGAAAATCCCGTGCCGCCGTTGGCTACTGGGAGAGTGCCTGTCACGCCCGTGGAAAGGGGTAAGCCCGTGGCGTTAGTTAGAGTGCCGGAAGCTGGAGTTCCCAAGGCTGGTGTTACAAAAGTCGGTGATGTTGCAAGTGCTATACCACCAGAACCTGTGACGTTTTGGCCTAAAGCAGTCGCTACGCCTGTACCAAAAGCGGTTATGCCTGTACCACCAGAGAGAACCGGTAGCGCCGCACCAAGGGTTAAAGAGGGGATGTGGTCCACAGCCGTGACGACATTTGTTCCGTCAGCATAGACCACTGCAGTTTTAGTGTTAGGGATACTGACTCCAGTGCCCCCAGATATCTGAACAGTAAGCGTTTGCCCTGTTCCATTTTTCACGATATACATCTTTTGGATTGCAGGGACATTTAAGGTGGCCGCGCCACCAGGAGATCCACCACAATCTAAGTACAACGCTCGCCCGGTCTGAGAGTCGTTGGTATCAGTCAAAGAAAGAGTAAAAGTAGCCCCAGAAAAAGTGACCGTTCCCTTACCCCCAATCGCCTGCTCAAAACCGCGATATGTCCCCGGAGTAGCGCTACCAAAGTTGTTGTTGGTAATGTTTCCCCATTGACCAGATTCTTGTCCGGTGCCTATGAGTTGAATCTTGTATTGCGAGTAAGTGCTCATGCTTATTTCCTTTACGCTGCAACCGGTAGCCAGTTCGGGTTTTGGCTATCCGGGATATTGGTCCAGTTGGGCGTCTGACTGTCGTCAATATTAACCCAATTGGGGTTCTTTATGGTAGGTTTAGATCCGACTAAAACCAGCTGTCCTGTAGGCGGTGTGATGACCCGTGACTGCGCAACACCTGGGATCTGGCCTACAAGGCTTAGTGCACCAGACCCGACAAAGACCCCTACGCCAAGGCGGGGGGCAACACCCACTAAACTCAACGCCCCTGTTGCCGGAGCCGTTGTTCTGTCATGTACCGGAACCTGACCCACTAAGCTCAACACAGCCGTCGCAGGGATAAATATCTTGCTCTGCTCTACATCAGGTGCCGCGCCAACAATTGCAAGAGACGCTGTGCCCGGTACTTTAACTACCCCAGAAACAACAACGCTGGGGGCCGATCCAACAATAAGCGCCGCGCCAGAAGGTATGACGCCTACATCGACCGTGGGTGCTGCAGTTGCAAGGGTTAACGCCCCAGATACCGTCGCTACAGTCCGGTCTTGTACAGGTACTTGGCCTTGGAGGTTTAGCTGCCCTGTTGCCGGAGTAATTTCAGTTGCTAAAGACGGTGCTGCCCCAGCAAGAATCAGGTCGTTTGCCGCCGGTGTAACCCGGAAGTCAACAATAATCTCAGGCAACGCCCCAACAATTGCAACCGCGCCAGACCCCGGAATAATCTCAACCGCAAGACTAGGCGCCGCTCCTGCTAACGAAAGACTGCCAACGGCGGGGGTTATCCGAACATCAACAACAATAGCCGGAGCAGCACCGTCTAGCGATACTGCCCCTGATGCTGGGGTTACTACGACATCAGCATTTTCACCCCAAGCACCAGAACCCCAGGTGCTTCTACCCCAGCCGACTGTCATTTACTGTCTTTAGGTCAACGTAAAGACACCAGTTGCAGCAGGAAGAACAGTCAGCGTATTGGGCGATGACACCGTGAACTGAGCAGAGCTTAACGCACAAAAGCACAAGAGCTTTGCTGCTGAACCACTTGCATCTTTATAGATCACTGCATACCTGACGTTATTTAGATTATTAGCAGTAGTTGATGCCGTTGTAAGTGCACTAGCCGTGAAGGTCAGGCCCACCGTGGAGTAGGTGAACTTCATCTGTTTAGCAGATGCACCAGTCGTCCATTTACCCGTAGCAGGAACCAATGCTTTTCCGCCTGAAACGTACCCGCCAGTTGCTGAAATTTGAGCGGCTAAAGAACCAAAAGTACTCAAAGCAAAGTTATTTACCGTAGCACTCGCCGAAGTTCTAAAAAGCGCCATCTTAAAGTTGCTCACTCCAAGTTCAATAGTGCCATTACCGATGTAACGCTTGCCCTTACTATAAAGTTGCCATGCTGTCGCAGCCATTTTAAATCTCCTCTATTGCAGCGCGGTCTGCGCCAGATTTCAAAATTTGACGGAGTAACCCGCCGTAGATTTCCAACTCCATTACATCGCCCATACAACCTACCAAGTCGATAAATTCACGAGCTTGGGAAACCATCCACGGATTACAGTAAAAAACTTCCCCACCTACACGCACAGGGACTATTCTTTGGTTATCATTCTCATTCTGCGCGTAGGCATGGTGTTGGCCTTCTTCCAGGCATGAGTCACACCCAAAGATATGAAACCGCTTGAATCCCAACATTCTAAACAAGGGGATAGCCCTTAACAAGACCGTCGATCCACCCGGCACTGGATAGCACTTGGGATAGACCTCTTGCAGTGCGTCTTGAATTTCTTCTGCACTGGTGTGCCAAATGTAGGTCTGATCCCTCACCTCTAAAAGCCTGCCAAACACCGCCGGGTCACATTGCGATGCAATAAAGTACTTGCAGTCAGGAATGACGTTCTCGACAAAGCGAAGGTTAAAAGGCCGTGCATCTAACATCACAAATGCAGAAGGCTTGATGTCATGATCTAAGCAGTACTGATAGGCGTTGTTCAGACAGACAAGCTTCACGCCCTGCTCGCGCAGGCGGCGGATCTCACCAATCTGACCCTTTAACGACGGCCCACCGCCAACGATCATCACCTCGACATCATTGGTTGGATAAGGCTGAACCTGCTGAAACCCCAGCCGGATATTTTCCTTCACGTTTGCCAACACCACATCCAGACCAGCGTTTAGCTCGCCTTTCATCTCGATTTCTTCAGCGGCTACCCAGATTTCTTCCTTAGGAGGAATAGGCGCAATCACTACTGTAGGTGGGTCTGAGTGAAAGGAGGTGAACATTAAGAGATCCTTATCAACGCATCTGTTACGGTGGCTGCGGGGAAGGTCACTTGAAAACTCACTACTGAAGTTCTATCGGCACCAAAATCTAATACGCAGATCGCTGCCCCACCTACCTTATAAATCAACGCGCCACGGGCTGTGAAAGCAGCAGACACGGTGACGTTGGCAAAGGTGACAAAGGCTGTACCGCCCGAAGTCGATATGTTCCCGATACCTTTCGTCGGGGTAATAACAGGACCGCCAGCCGTGTATCCAGAGGCAACGACTTCTCCATTTGTAGTGTAGACAGCCGTTTCTGCATTTAGGGTCGCCGCATTAGTGTACAGAGCAAGCTTGTAGACATCTGCTGTGCCTGGGCCAAAATCAAAATCCCCGTCAAAGGTGCCAGAAAGAAAGGAATTGCAAACATAGTTGCCAGTGAAAGCCACTTTAGTTCACCGTCATTCTGACCTGACCAGAACGGTACGCATCCCTGCGCTCCATGCCATCACCCATGCGCTTAGCCAGAATCATCGCCTCTTCGTACCGTTTGGCGTAGTTACCGAGAACATCTGGTTCAGCCTTCATAAATGCCGCAGCCTCAGACAACGCACCGTAGAGTAGGGTCATATCGAAGTTATCGCCCAGCCAAGTCGTGTTAGCAGTCGTAATGGACTCAGGGTAATAGAAGTAATGCAGTTCCATCGAATAGTTCAGGTTCGGTGTCGGCCCAAGGATAAACGTGTTGTCATCAAATATGGCGTAGTACTTAGGCGCCGCTGTATATGTTGGGCTTGGGAAAGCCGCCCGGATGTAGTTCACATCCTTGTTTAACAGATACTCGTACTCCCCAGTGGGCAGAATAACTGCCAGAGAATAGGGCGCCAAAAAGTCTACCGGCGTCCCAAGATACTTGTTATCTGCTGTCGTGTTGCCCGTCTGGTTCTTGCGAAAATTGGGAAACTGAACGCTATTAAAAATACGCTCTTCAGCCTGACGAATAAAGGTATCAACTTGTTGGTCAGACGTTAAACCACCACTGCCCACAGTCTGTGGGAAGTCATTCTCAGCATAAGCCCGAATGGTGGCGCGAAGCGTCGTTAGGTTCATCCCATTTTCCCGCTGATCTTACGGCCTTTGATAGCAGCGCCGTACCCACGCATCTCACCAACCCCATAGGGATTGATAGGCGGCTCAAACCGGTTGATGTTACCCACCGACATATTCATTTTCTTGACTATCTCAGGGCCGCTTTCTGTGGTCTGATATGTCTTCACAGTGGTAGGCGTGCCTTTCATCGTGTGCGGAGGCGCATAGATTTCAGCAGGGCCAATCTCTTTACCCTTAACTTTCATGCTGTATTTGCCCATTATCGCCCCCTTGAGGAAGACCGCTGATTCATCACCTTAGCCATACCACGCCCGTACTTTTTCATGTCCAAGTTAGTTTTACCGCCCTTTTTCATGCCGTGTACGCGCTTCTCGTGCGATCTGACTTCTTGCTTGGCTACATCTTTCATCGTGTGCGAGGTCATTTTAGACTCCTATACAGTTGTTACGGTTACAGAACCGAGCGTTACGCCCAGCGTCAAATTATTTGGGGTTAAACCATCCGCATCAGATCTAGCACCGCCTACAGGAGCAAATCCCCATTGGAAGATTCTACTACCGCCCTGAGGCAAACCAAAACCATCCTGACCAGTACCGCCTGCTGGATTTATTTGAAGGCCATTTACTCCGGACACGATGTAGCTAGGGCTGTCAGGGCGAGGATTTCTAATAGCTTGTGGATCGTTAACCGGATAAAGACCAAGCTGTAACTGCGGCTGGTCAGGCTCCCAACATTCGGGACAGACTAAAAGATTAACGTTCTTTGTTTTGATGACGAGCTTTTTTAGCATCTTCAAGGGGTACCTGAAGTTGCACCGGTCGCACTGCGATATGGCGTATTTGCCAGAGGCAAATTTACTAGGCATAGAAAATGTCCCTGGGCACAAACCGCACAGAAGCCTTTTCTCGGTCTTCACCAGAGGCGTACAGCCACTGCTCTTCGTAGGCCATTTTTAACATCTCAATACGATTTGCGGCTTCTGGGATCTTCATGGAAAGATAATACGCAAGACCGGCAACCAAGCAAGGCAAAAGCCTAAAAGGTATATCTTGAGTGTTCGTACCGCTTCCAGCATCTTGAATACGCCTCATTCTCCAGTAAACAAACGTGTAAGCTGACCCAGGTTCCGGCACGGGCCAAACAGTAATGGTCGGGTTCTGCACACCTGTGGGGGTAGTGGCCCCACTTCTACGGTCAACATACACTTGAATCGGTCGCCCAGTAGCGGTTTTATTTGGAATCGTAGAGTAAGTAGAAACACTAATGCGGCTGATGTTTATATCAGTTTGGTTTGACGTAGCAGGATCTGTACGAATTACGTGCTCTAAAAGATCTATGGTGCCTACCGGCAATGTATAAGTAGCCACGTTCTGAGTCAAAAGTTGTGACCCTTCTTCAATGGTCCAGAGATTGATACCCCTATTAGCCCACTCAACCGTTAACAGGTTCATAGATCTACGAGCAGTTCGATGCTCATAACCCGTGCGCACCTCTACGCCACAGCGCTCAAATGCCTCTTCAATGATGTCATTGACATCAAGATTAAACGCTGCGGTGCCGGAAGTAGTCACTTCTTAAACCCCTTTAAAGTCTGCGCTAACCGCGCTCTCTGACCCATCTTACCGGGCTTCTTAGAGGCAGCAGCTAGTTTGCCAGCGGGGATCTTCTCACCCTTTTTAACGCCAAGAGACTGACGCAGGGCACCGGGCTTCTTTATAGCCTTGGAAATCCAACCGCCCTTCTTTTTACTTATAACACCTCGGCCCATAAGCACATCTGCTTTTGTTACTTCGCCGTCTTTGTTTAGGTCTGGAAACGATTTAGCCATTATCGAAATCCCTTTGTCTTTGCTGCAATTGATTTGGGTTGTTTGACGAACTGCTTTCCACTAGCTTTACCAGCTCTTTTAGCTCGCGTCGTCGCTGCATACTCTGCTGGAGATAGAGATTGGATCGCTTTCTCTGGTAGATAACGCTCGCCTGTAACGGAAGATTTCTTACCACTCTTGGTCCTCCATTTCTGCGCCCCCCAATCTTTAAGGCTTTGTTGTGGAGCTTTCACTTGTAGCCACCACCAGCAGCTTTGTACTTCTTGG